TATTTGAGCGAAATATAATGCTAAATAACAACCAGCTGACCAACCAATTGGGATAAATTTATATTCATTAATATTTTTATACTTTATTTTTATATTATCGTTATAAAACGTGTCATTGTGTTCTTTTTCAATCATATTAATTAACTCTTTTATGTATATCGTTTCAAACATCATATGATGACATATTCCTGATTTATTTGATTCAACTCTTTCTAAATTTTTATTTAATGCTAACATATGTGTAAAATATGGTTTATGATATTCTGTGCCATAATTATACAAACATTTATCATTTTCTATGAAAATAGTTGGCTTTAAGAAAAAAGTATCCGTATCAATAACAAGATATCGATTCAGTATATTTGGTATCACCATACCAGCATATAATTTTAATAGTTGTTGTAAATACCAACCATTTCGATTAAGACTACCGTGAAAACTACTGACAGTTTCTAAATTTAATGGGAAAACATTTTCATCAATTGTAATACAGTTTTCGATATGAATAGATGGATCATATAATATTAAATAATGTGTTTGGATTACACTCAAAAGCATATATTTTAGAATTTGGAAATGTATGATAAAATTCAATACTCTGCACGCAATCTCTTGAACCTATATCAAAAATAACATATTGTTTTGACCTATTTCGAATATAATTTATAAAATTTTCTATCATTTCCTTCTAACCTATAAAAGAAAATTATACAATTACTATTGTCTTTAAATGCCAGGGGTATTTAAAGAAGTTATTTAATAATTCATTTTTAGAGGTGATTTAGCACGGTGGGAACTAACTCCAAGGGGAAACCTTTTTCGCCAAAGACCGAACGGACAATTGGGTTGTAGTATTCCTGCCGTTTCTTGTGTAGGAAGTCATTCTTTGCTTTTGTCATTGGATTCCAAGAAATTCCATACCAATTCCAATCTAAGTCTGGATTCTCCTGAATGTTGTTCCATGTTATGTTTGGATTCCAAGAAATCCTAGACCAATTCCAGGGTTTATTTGGATTCGCTTGAATCGTTTCCCACGTGATATTGTCATTATCTGAAATCCCATCCCAATCCCAGGGTTTATCTGGGTTCGCCTGAATGATATCCCACGTGATATTGGGATTTTGTGAAATTGCAAACCAATTCCACGATTTCTCTGGATTCGCCTCAATGATCTCCCATGTAATATTGGTATTCCAAGAAATCTGTTTCCAATCCCACGGTTTATCTGGATTTGCATGAATCATCTCCCATGTAATATTCGTGTTATCTGATAACAATTCCCATTTCCAAGGATTATCTGGATTCGCCTGAATGATGTCCCACGTAATGTTTGGATTACAAGAAATACCAAACCAACTCCAGAGTTTGTCTGGATTCGCTTGAATGATCTCCCATGTGATGTTCGGATTTTGGGAAATTCTATTCCAATGCCAATTCCAAGGATGTTCTAGGTTTTCCTGAATAATGTCCCAAGTGATGATTGGATTCGAAGAAATTGCATACCAATTCCACGGCTTATCAGGATTCTCCTGGATGATGTCCCAATTAATATTAGGATTCCATGAAAAGCCATCCCAATTCCAATCTAAGCCTGGATTCGCTTGGATGATCTCCCATGTAATATTGGAGTTATGTGAAATACCATTCCAATCCCACTCCTTCTCTGGGTGTTCCAGAATGAACTGGAACCACTTTTTGCTCCATTCTCGCTCCCAAATCTGTTCCATGATTGTTTTTGAATACTTGAGGTATTTAAATGAATTATTAATACCTTATTTAATAATTCATTTTTTCAGAGGTATTCCAGCACGGTGAGAACTAATAAACATAAAAGTTATTTTTAAGTAAGTTTGTATGTTTTTTTATATTGTTATATACAAATGAACGATTTACATATAAAAATGCTATGTATTGGCGAGACACATGAAACAATTTTACCCGAGAAATATGCGATTAAACTTACTAAACGGGGTAATAAAACCCCCGTTGCAATTATACAGATGAAACGTGTAGAGACTCGGTTAGAACCATCTGAAGAAGACATTTATTACTCTACAACAAGTCGTAATCAAATTCATAAAATTATGAAATATTATCCTTCAATAACAGAATTTAAGAAAAAAAATCCAGAAATGGGATTCTTTAATAATTGTTGTTGGAAGGAAAAAGTTGAAAGAATGATAAATAAATAATGTTAATAATCTAATAAATAATCGTATTCCATTTTAGGCTCATACAGAAAAGATTTAAATGGTATTTTATATCCTATGCGAATACATGTATGATCTGACTTTTCCATTGGTAAATAATATTCTGGATATTTCATAACAAACCATTGAAACCAATAAGAAGCTTGTGTGTAATCGGCATAAGTCTCTGAATCTGCATGTCCATAATTCATTTCATAGCAATACCGATTCACAAATTTTTTATAGAGTTTGTTATTTTCGCGTAATTTGACTAAATCAATTGGTTGATATTCTTTACCAGAAAAGATATAGCATTTATTTTTTTGATAGAATACTTCTTTTATACCTTTTTTGCTTTTATAATCATAAATTTTTACTTTTTTACAAGATTCAAACTTTTCTTTTTTGAAAAAATCTGTATCTAATTCATAAGAATCACTCCAATATGTATATTTATCTTTAATCTTTCCAACAAGAAACTCCCAATAATCTTCATCTTCGTCGTGTTTTTTAAGAATTTCTTTTTTAAGGATAATAATTTTTATAGTCGGTCCAATACCCATAGGTGGTATTCTTTTTATATATAAATTGTCTTTTTTTAGTTTTCTGTAAATATGAATACTCATGTTGTTTTAATAGTTTAGTTTTTGTAATAATAAAAATCAGTTTTTTAAATAAAACTTGCAATGATAGGAATCAATTCAAGTGGCACTTCATAAAAGTAAAATATTTGCTCTAATGATGGTCTATAATGGTTTTCAATACGTTTTCGTAAATATATCTCTCTTTGAACCATATTTCTAATTGATTTTCTGGTTTTGAGAAGCCATCGGTTACCAAGTTCTTGGGCTACAAACCATTTTTGTGCTTCTTCGGCAATTTTATCAACCCGATAAATCCAATCCCACCAATCGTGAATTCTCCTTGCCGCTAAATAAACATGGACTCTACAATGACGATAGTTAGCATAACAAGGATGCTGACAATCAATATTCACGCATTTCATCGTTTTTAATAATAATTGACATATGAATGCTATCAAAATCATTTTTTATTTTTTGCTTCGTGTTCATATACCGCCATTTTGGTAAAATATGCATGGTTTAATATCCCTCCCGACATACGACTTTTGTATTCCAAATAATCTTTCATGTGCTTTGGTAAATTATGTGTAGCATAACGCCTATAACGAATCCAATCTTCGCATCTTGGACTATCCGGACACTCCATTTTATTTAATATCAAGGAGATTTAAAAAAGTAGTTACAAATGGACGAATTATTCATTTTTTTTTCATTTAAAATGAAAAAAAAAATGAAAAAAAAAATGAAAATAAAAATGAATAATTAAGTGGGTTGTAAAGATATTAGTAGTATATAACACCAATAAAAAGATGGGAAATACACATTCTTCGATGGGACTCACATTTGGGTCTGTCTTAGGTGGATTAATTCTCGCACCCTTTACAGCAGGAGGGTCTCTTGCTGCTTCTGTTGCCATTGCTTCGGCAACAGGAACCGCAGTTGGAGCAACAGCTTTTACTGTAAATGCTCTGAATAACAGAGATGCGCCAAAAGGCGAAGAAACTACGTCATTTTTGACTGGTTTTGCAGGTGGTGTAGCTGGTCCTGCTTGTGGAGCTGCTGCTGCTATGGGTGCAGAGGTTTCCTTGGGAATTGAACTTGCAGGAGCAGGTATTGGTATTGGTGCTACAAATGCAGGTGATGGGAAGCCAAAACCCTATGTTGGAAATCAACAGGAAGCAGTTAAATATTACACCCAGAAGGAGGAGACGGCACGAACGTCAAAGATTCTTCAAGAGAAACGAAAGAAAGATTTTTCTGATTTTGTTTCTTTGCAGGAAAGTTCATTCCATAAGGGACAAGACTTGTGCTTTTTAAAGCTTCAAATTTCTGCCAAAATTGATGAGAAAGTGAAGAATATATCTCCAGCAATTAGTGCAAACCTAAATTGGGGGAGTCTTGTTTTATCAAGACTAAACACAAGTGGTCATTTCCAGCAACTCTGCGAATACTATGATTTGTGCGAAAAACGAGGTAATGAAGCTGGAAAACGCTCTCGCAAACATCTTTTTGACGCAATTGTTTATGGATTGGCAGCAATTGCTAATCTGAAAGACATTGATAAGATAATTGAATCGCACGGATATTCACCTTATGTTCATTCGGCGGACAAAAATATGAAAGAATGTGCTTCTCTCTTGAAGAGCTCTTTTAAAGAATTGATTGCTTCCGTAAAAGAAGAAACCAAGCTCGCAACGAAGCGAGAAGATTTAAAAGAGAAAACAAATCGTGCATGGGACGTAAAAACACAATACCAACGAGGTCATGAAATCATTGTGATGGATTCAAAGAAATATATGCTTACGACTCCTCAGAAATTGAAGGAATTGGAGGAATTTGTCAATACTTGTGGTGACAAGAACATGTCAATCAAGATTTACAATATTCTGGCGAATTAAGATTATCACTATTTTATTAATAAAAAAAAATGAATATAAATATCGTTTATATAGAATAGTTTTATATAAACAAAAGAACAATGTCTGTTGTGAATTGCAAGGTTCAATTTATCCGTCCTCAATACAAAAATTTGAAGGAATGGATGGAAGACCCAAAGAATGTGTATGTGGGAAGAGCTGGAGTTGTATTTATTGAGAATCAACGATTCCCAAAAAATATGTCTTCTTTTGCAAATCCATTTAAGATTGATAAAGATAGCACTCGTGATGAGGTTATCCAAAAATATAAAGCTTATATAACGGATAAACTCCAACAAGAACCTGCTCTTCAGCAGGAACTAATCCAAATGAAAGGTAAAAATCTTGGTTGTTGGTGCTTTCCCGAACCATGTCATGCAAACGTTCTCATTGAACTTATTGCCGAGTATTGTGATTATGATTACTTTGAAGGTACGTGTTGTATTTGCGGTCAAGTATGTAATGAGTTAAGTGGTTGGAAATGCGTTGCACATAATATGTGCTATTGTGATGATCACAATAGCGAGGAATTTACATGTGATTGTTAAGCAATAAATTTCATTCCCGCCATTCCCGACATAACCATCATGAGATTATAATTCATAAAATAGACTTCTGCATTTTGTTGTTCAGGTTCAACTTCAATTCTCACAGAATCTACAAGAGACATATTCACATTCAAATCATTGAAATCCCACTTCCATGGATCCTCTGCTGGCGCAAAAGGAATCCACCACCAATCTTCACTATTTTTATGTATTTCATTCTCAATTAGTCCAATAACATCGTAAGGAACACCTATTTTATTACATTCGGCGTGTAAAATTTTCTGATGTTTTTTCGTATATTTCCACCCATATCTTTTCACATAAGCTTTTAACATTGTATTATCGTATTCTATAAGCAAATTTCCATCCATAAAAATTTTCAAATTTTGCAGTTCATTTGCATAAAGTATAAACCCAGTAGAAATAAAATTAATTGGGCGTTCCATGTTAATTTTTTTTCCATTAAACCTAAATGGTTGTGAAATATAACGTAATTTAATTTCTTT